CTCCGCGCATTATTTACGTCGGGTCTGACGAGTACAACGTCGTTACAGGCCCGCTTCAGGATGAGTTTAATAAACGTTTATCTTGCGCGTTGGATCAGTTTTCGTGCCCGGAGGTTGTTAAAGTTTGTTTCGCTTATGCCAAGAAGGACCCAGAGATCGCCAGTCTACTCGCGGGGGCCTCTCGGTATTATGAAGGCGATTTCAGCGCAAACGATAAGAGCCAGCTCCGTGATGTTCACGAAATCTTTGCACACTGGTTAAAGAGTTCAGGCAGTCCGCCATGGTATGTGTCACTTTACCGCAAGTTGTCCCATCATTACACAGTTCGGTCTTACGAGTACGGTTTGTCGACCGTCTTACATTATCAGCTCGCCACGGGCGGGACCGACACCACCGGTCGTAATACCGTTTGGAATCTGTGTTTATGGTATAGCTTTTGCAAGCTTTATGGTATTTTTGGCACAAAGGTAGCTGTGCTCGGTGATGACATAGCTGCAGGTGTGGGGGAGCAAGGAATCAGTGTGAACTTGTGGGTCGAACACTGCGACTCCGCTGGGATGAAGCTTAAGGCTCGCGAGCGGCGTTATTGGTGTGACCTAACTTTCCTCTCCCGGTTTTTTGTACCGAAAGGGACCGAGAATTGCATGGTTCCTCTCATTGGCAAAGCTCTTTGTAGGTTCAATGCAAGGGCGAATAGAAACGAGGATGTCAGTGATTTGGAATACATGGCCGGAAAGTCCCTTTCCTACGCCTATGAGTTTAGACACATCTCCTACCTTCGTGATCGCTTTTTGTCACGTTTCCGGTCCACGGGAGTATCAATCTCATCTATTAAGTTGCACGACTTAACTTGGTTTTCCCGCCAAGACGTGTCCGGTTCTCAGGACGTGTTGCAAGCAGCACTTAATGATGACTTGGTGCTCGATGATGATGAATTTCTCGAGGTGATCATGGCCAAGTATGACATAGGACTGTACGATATGGACTATCTCTGCGACAGGCTCATTGAAGAACACGTGCCTTCGGTGTTCTCCGATGAACGCTACTATGCTTTTGAGCACGAAATTGCATAGGCCCGGTAAAGCTTGGTCCCCTTTAAGGACCCGGCGTGGGAGATGCTGGAGCCCCTCGACTGGTGGTGTTTTCCCTCTGTAGAGAGGTTCAC